GCAAAAAACTATAAATGCCAATGATGACATTTATGAGCAGGAGTATGCTCTAGCAGCATAACCTCTCTGGGGTTTCGCCACCTGTCCTTATCACCCAATCAGGTGGCACTCTTAATATTTGGACACTATATCATGGAGACTCACTCGCGTAAGCGAGATAAGAAAATTCTCGACTTCCTTTCAAAAGCTGCCGAAGCAGCGGATCACGTAGGAATACGTGCTAAGCTTGCTGCTGCAGTTGTCATTAAAAATGAGATCATATCGATTGGATTTAATCGAAGAAAGACTCACCCTTTTCAAGCTCAGTTTCAAGCAAACGATAAGCAGATTTATCTTCATGCTGAGAATGACGCCATCAATCGTGCTTTAAAGTACATTACAAAAGAAGAACTTAAGAAAGCTACTCTATATGTAGCTAGGGTTAAGTATCGAGATAACAAAACAAAGAAAGCTATTTGGGCTGAAAGCAAACCATGTTCTGGTTGCCAGAAAGCTATCCATTCTCATGGAATCAAGACTGTTGTTCATACGTATTCAGAAGGATATAAATATATGTAAGCTTACACATAGGTTTATTTAAATGATATTAAAATTTAATTCTTTTTTAAGGGAAAAATTAGAAGGCGATCTTGGTAATCATGAAAGTGGTACTTTGCATGAAATACTAGTAGCACATTCATTAAATGGCAATAAACACGTCAATCCTCGAGCAGAACAAGTTCACGATGACTATGCTAATAGATTGGGAGGAACTTCTAGCCCACTTTACCAACATCATCTAGCCCGCGCACAAGAAGCAGCTAAAAATATTAAGCAACATATAGAATCGCAGGGGCACGAAGTTTCTCATTCTTCTTGGTCAGCGCAAGCAAGCGAAAAAGAAGAAGGACACGGAGATCCTTCTGATGTTTATGTTCATACAAAAACTGGTAAAAAAATAGGTGTTAGCTTAAAAGTAGGAGATACACATGGTACTAAACCTATCTCCAATCCTGGTGTTAGTTCAGAAATTAAGACTCATTTAGATGATGCAAGACAATCTTTAGCACAGCAACACCCACACACAAAAGGAATGACTACTGCGCAAATTAAACAAGAAGCTAGATCTAATCCAGAAGTTGGAAAAACAGTAGATGCTTTAAGAAAGCAAACATTAGAAAAATCTGTCAATCAATTACACTCTGATTATTCTAAAATGTCTGAACCAGAATTACATCAGCATGTAATGAAGCTTTTGCATGGCGGATCAGATTATCATTCTGATCATATTAGAGCGACTACAACAGGAACCGGTGGAAATTATAGAAGTAAAATAATAAACCCATCATCTCATTATGCTGGACAAATTGAACCAGGAAAAATAGATGTTGTAAAATCTGGAACATCAGTTTTATTTAAACATAAAGATACTGGAAAAACTTTAGCTAAACACAGATTAAAATTTGAATCTAGTGGTCTTTCTAGTATTAAAGGATCTGGAGAATCATCATTGTGAAATCTTTCATTGAATTGACTGAATCTTCAAATGAAGAAAAATTAACTCATCTTGAACATGCAGAAGATCATCCTATCAATGCTGGTCATGAAGGAACTCAGCATGCAATAAACACTTTGCAGCAAACCGCAAACGCATTACGCGGCAAACCAAGTACTGCGCGGGTTATGACTAAGTTTGATGGATCGCCTTCTATCGTGTTCGGCCGACACCCAGAAACAGGTCAATTCTTTGTAGCTTCCAAATCAGCATTTAACAAAGAACCTAAGATCAATTATACAGAAGAAGATATTCAACGTAATCATGGCCATGCACCTGGATTAGTTTCCAAATTAACAGCAGCTCTTCAACATTTACCTAAAGTTACTCCAAAGACTGGTGTTTATCAAGCAGATATAATGCATACACCAGAAGACGTTAAAGATGACGGGATGTCAACATCTTTTAGACCAAACACGATATCTTACTCTTCACCAAGTAATTCTGAAACATCTTCAAAAATTAAGAAATCTAAGATAGGAGTAGCTGTACATACTGCGTATCACGGAAATGATTTTGGTTCACTCAGAGCAGAATACGGAGCTGATATATCTGGGTTTGGATCACACCCTGATGTACATGTAATATCTACTCAATACAGACCAGAAAATGCTCAATATTCAGATGAAGATCACAGCCAATTCAGACAACATATTCAAGCAGCGACCACTCTTTCGAGACAAATCAAGCCAGAACATTATGATGTTTTAAATGATCATGGTCATAAAGACATGATTAAAACATACATCAATAGCACAGTAAGAAATAATACTAAGCCTGATGTTGAAGGATATAAAGCTTTCACAAGAGAACGTGCATCCGTTGCTGCTAGCAAAGTTAAAAGTGATAAAGCTAAGCAAGCTAAGCATGAAGCGGGCGATGCTGCTGTTACTCACATTGACGCTAATACTCCTCATTTTCAAAATGTATTAAATTTGCATCATCACCTACAACAAGCTAAAAATGTGTTAGTAAGCTCCATGTCCCGTGGTTCTGATTATGAACATCGCATAGCCGGACAACTTACTAAGCCAGAAGGATTTGTGTCAGTTATAAACAATCGGCCAACTAAATTGACTGATCGTTATGAATTCAATAGAATGAATTTTTTAAGAAGCAAGGAATAGAATATGGCTCAATTTAGAACGGATATCAAAAAATACGCGACTAGTCATGATGTAACTCGTCATGAAGTCTTCATGTTGAATGATCGACTTACTCCTTCTGGCACACTAACAGACGCATTTGGGCGACTCAGAATATCTCCTCCATTAACACTATTTGATAGCTCTCATCGTTATCAAGACAATGGGCTGTGGGCTACGTCAAACACGGGGACAGCAAATGCAACATTCATTCCAAATCAAAGCACGATTGCAATGAATGTTGACAACACCGATGGTGCTGAGGTGATTCGCGAAACAAAAAGAGTGTTTGTTTATCAACCAGGTAAGTCTTTACTCATTATGAATACTTTTGTGATGCAGACACCTACTGCAAACGTGAGACAGAGAGTTGGATATTTTAATTCACAAAATGGAATCTATCTCGAAAATGATGGCACAACAAACTATCTCGTTTTACGCACATTCACATCCTCTGCCGTAGCTGAAACGCGAGTAGCACAAGCGAATTGGAATATTGATAAGTTTGATGGTACGGGATATTCTGCACAAGGCACACAACCAGAGCATTCTACTGGGCTTGACGTAAGCAAATCAAATATCTTTTGGATCGATGTTGAATGGTTGGGCGTAGGTGATATTAGAGCTGGGTTTGTTATTGATGGTAGATTTTGCACAGCACATATATTTCATAATGATAATCGAAATACGCTTCCCTACATGACAACAGCGACTCTTCCTTTGAGATATGAAATAAAAAATACAGGTGTGGTGTCAGGCTCTAGCACACTCAAGCAAATATGCTCTACCGTCATATCTGAAGGTGGTTATCAATTATTTGGTACACAGCGTGCTGTAGGAGTTCCTATAACTTCTGCAAAAGATCTTGCTACAGCCGGAACAACATACCCAGTTGTTTCTATTCAATTAAAATCTAATAGGCTTGATGCAGCAGTAATTGTCACCGCACTTTCGATTCTAGGTAAATCTAACTCTCCAACAACAATACGATGGAGTGTACATACGGGAACAACCCTAACAAGCCCAAGCTGGGTGTCAGCAGGAGATGATTCTTCAGTAGAATATGATTTATCAGCAACAGCAATGAGTGGTGGAAGACAAGTGGCTACGGGTTATCTTAGCGTCACAAACCAAGCATCAACGTCAATCGATATTCTTAAAGAAGCTCTCTTCAGATTTCAATTAGAGAGAAATGGACTCACAGCAACGCCAACGATATTTACACTTGCTGCAACCCCAGCGTCAAACGGAGACGACGTTCTTGGTAGTATTGATTGGGAAGAAATTACTAGTTAAAATAGAAGAAACTATATAAAGTATAAATACTCATAAAATCGGTTACAGTTTATGGAAAAACATACAGTCGTAGCATTCGGTAGGATGAATCCTCCTACAGTAGGTCATCAAGCTTTAGTTAATGCTGTCCAAGAGCATGCTAAAAAGGTAGGTGGTACGGCTGAAGTCCATCTTTCAAAGTCACAAGATCCTAAGAAGAATCCTCTTTCTTACAAAGATAAGTTAGGTTACGCTCAAAAAGCTTTTGGCGATGTTGTTAAAGACTCTTCAGCTAAGAATCCTTTAGAAGTTTTAAAAGGACTTCATGGCAAAACTGATCACGTGACAATGGTTGCCGGCAGTGATCGAGTAGAAGAATACAAAGCCTTACTTAACAAATACAATGGTCATCCAGATCACTATACATTTAAGTCTATAAGTGTTGTTTCGGCTGGAGATAGAGACCCAGATTCAGAAGGTGTTGAGGGGATGAGTGCTTCTAAGATGAGAGAGCACGCTAAAAATAAAAGCCATGAAGAATTTTCAAGCGGACTGCCTGAAAATCTTAAACAACATAGTCATGAAATGATGTCGAGAGTTAGATCCGGAATGGGTATTGCAGAATCATATAATAGTTTAATAAAAAGAATTATTCGTGAGAATCAAATATCAGAAGGAAGATTTTCTTCTTCATGGATATCCCGTTTAAGATCATTGATTTCAGGAGAAACACGAAAACAAAATTTTACAAAGCAATGGGCTGCATCTCTTCAGCCAGCAGAAAAGTCTCCTGGTCTTAAACCAAGAAATGAAAGATCTCAATATGGTGCTAAGCATAATAAAAAAATAGAATTTAAAAGCGATGAGAATAAAGTGAAAAAAGAAGAAGTTTCTTTACAAGAATCATATGATAGTTTTAATATAACTAAACCAAGTGGATATGGTTCATTTATGACGGCAGGGGATATTGGGCTTAAGATAAAAGCTGGATTTGCTCATCATCCAAGCGTAGAAGAAGCTATACAAGAATTAGAAAATAAAAAGAAAAAACAAATAAATAGGTTCAATCATGAAAACTTTTCTAAATCTAAACTATCTGATCAGCAATTCCTATCTGATTAAAAGAGTAAGCCCATATGTTAAATAAATTTTTTGGTTGGATTCTTGGTAGTAAAAAACTATCAGTAGATTCACAGATAACTGATTCAGTTACAGTAGAACAGAAAAAAACTAAGCAACCACGTAAACCTCGTGGGTCAAACAAAAAGAAGAAGGTTTAATATGGCGGATAAAGATAAAAGAGAATACGATTACGAAGGTGATATGGCTATGTCACAGCTTCGAAGCATTATACGTAATGCACAGATGATGCATGATAAATTGTTAGAACCTACTACTAATCTTCCGGAATGGGTTCAGGCTAAAATCACATTAGCAAAAGATTATATTGAAACTGCTACAAACTACATGCAAAGCGAATTAGATGAAGACTTCATCGAAGAATCAGCTGATAGTGGCTTAGCAGCCAAGGCTAAAAAATCAGGTATATCTCTATCTACTTTAAGAAAAGTGTACAAGCGAGGTGTTGCTGCATGGAATTCCGGCCATCGTCCAGGAACAACACCTCAACAGTGGGGAATGGCAAGAGTAAATTCTTACATTACAAAAGGTAAAGGAACTTACCACGGAGCAGATAAAGATTTGAGAGAAGAAGATTTAGATGAAGCATGCTGGGATTCATATAAGCAAGTTGGTATGAAAAAGAAAAATGGGAAGATGGTTCCAAACTGTATTCCAAAAGAACAAGTAGAAGAAGACTCTAGACTAGAAAATAAAGCTTATCATAAAGGATTAAGTTCTTCTACAGCAAAAGCTCGCGTTGCTCATTGGAAAGAAATGGATAAGCTTTCAGATAGAGACCCTAAAGCTTATAAGCCTGCTCCTGGTGATGAAACAGCAAAAACTAAATTAAGCAAGCATACTTTAAAGTATCGTAAAATGTATGGTGAAGAAGTTAATGAAGAAAAGAAAAATGTTAAGTTAGGCAAAGTAAAACGATTACCAGCAGGATCAAATAAAAAATTTGAAGTATTCGTTAAAAACGCAAAAGGCAACACGGTAAGCGTTAAGTTTGGTGATCCTGGTTTAGAGATAAAGAGAGATGATCCGGGTCGTAGAAAAAATTTCAGAGCAAGACATAATTGTGATACTGACCCCAAAGCAAAAGATCGTACTCGTCCAAAGTATTGGAGCTGTCGTCAATGGCGCGCCGGAGCAAAAGTAGAAGCATAATATGTCTTTAACAGATTCATTAAAAATAGTATTAGCAGAAAACTTTGCGCTTTACTTAAAAGCGCAATACTACCATTGGAATGTTGAAGGATCAGACTTCTATCAATTGCATGAATTCTTTGGCGATTTATATGAAGAAGTATATAGTTCAATTGATAAATTTGCAGAAGAAATTCGTGCATTAAATTCTTATGCTCCCGGTTCATTAAAAAGATATTCTGAGTTGTCTAAAATTGAAGGAGAAGAAAGAATTCTTACTTCAAAAGAAATGATATCCCAATTACTAACAGATAATAACACATACATAAATACATTAACTGAAGCTTTTCAATTATCTGAAAATCAAAAAGAAATAGGTTTATCTAACTTTATCCAGGATAGAATAGATCAACACAAAAAGCATGCTTGGATGTTAAGATCTTTTCTTAAAGGGCTATAAATGGACAACAAGTACAAAACTTTAGAAACTATTATTAAAGAGATGTCATCTATACCTATGTTAGATGGCACTGATTGGCAATATTCAAGATTATGTAATACCATAAGGAAAGTGCATGAGCAGAGACAAGATATTGAAAAGCATGAAAGAGATCAGCTTGCTGTTGGTACCTATTTTACTAAGAATTTTGAAATGTCTCCAAAAGCTCAGTTACTCTATGCTAACTTACCTAAAGATACTGATCCGGTTTCTGCGGAAAAGAGTGCTATACTTCATGATAAACTATTTGCTTTGGAAAAGCAATCGCAAGCTTCACAAAGCTCTTCTAAACAAACAGTAAAATCAGCTCAAGACTATGTTGATGAAATAAAAATGCATGCCAAAAAGATGGGTCTTGAAAAAGAACATTCATATCTTGAAACAAATTTAAACAACATTAAAAAATATGCAGGAGAAGTTCCTGATGTTCCTATGGCTACTTCTGATGATGAAGCAGAAACGCTTAAATCTAAAACAAGTAGTAGCCCACCGTTTCAAAGAAATCCAGATCCTGTAAAAGACATGGACTTGGATTCTAAAAACTTTTTAATACGTCGTAACTTAGCAGCTCAACGAAAAATAAAAATAATAGATGGAGATTAAAGGAAGCCATTATGTCTAAATTAAAAAACACTTTCGGATTACCAGAATCTTTGATTGACATAGTAAATCAAATCAATGAAACTTCTCACTTATCTCCTAAGCAAAAAAAGATCGCTAAGATGGCAGGTGATCCTGATAAAATTGATGCAGAAGATCTTCAAAAATTAAGAATGAAAAATGAATCCGAACAGTTTTCAAAAGACATGACAAATTTAAATAAAGCAGAAACTGAAAGGCTTAAGTCTGAGGCAGAATTAAGAAGTGTAAAGAAAGCCACTGCGCCTAAGCAACCTCCAGTAAAAATAGGTGAAGAATCACTTAATGAAGTTGGTGATACTCCTAAAGGACAACAGAAGTTAATTGATCTTATAAAGAGAAGACAATCACAAGGATATGTACACCCTGAAAAAGATCCTACGCAGCAAAACGCAGCTAAAAGATTAGAGAAGAGTGCAGAAGTCATTAAAAATTCTTTTGAACAAGATGAAGAAACAATTGAAGAAGTTACTGGAACGTATCCATTTAAAGCAAATGAAATGGCTCCTTTACTAGCTACTCTTCGTGTTCTTTTAAACTTCTTAGCTTCTTCACCTGCACTAAAGAGAATGATGAAAGAAGAAACTGGTATTGATTATGATAATGTTGATTCATTATTAAATTTCTTCGAAGTTCTTGGCGAAGAGCTTGAATTAATTGAATATAGAACAAAAGGTGCTGTTGGTAAGAAAAAGAAAATGGCTACTGCTTCATCCGCACCGGCTGCAAGCAAACCAGAGCATAAAGATGACGATGAAGAAGAAGATGAAGGACCAGCATATTCACCAGCTTCTGGTAAAGATCAAGAACATATAATGACTCAGCTCAAAGGCGCTATGGATGATGAAAAAGGTGGAAGACATATTGATACATCTTCTGGAAAGAAATATGTGAGCGGGCCTACAGCTAAAAAGATTCATTCACACCTAATGGGGCTCAAAGCTCCAGAAAGAGCACAATCTTCTTCTGACCTTTACAACCTTAAAGCAACACATCCAATGACGAAGCATATTCAAGATGATGATCGCGCTGCAGCACAGAGAGGAATCAAAGCTCCTTCTGAGAAAAAAGGTAGAGGAAGACCTAAGAAAATGGTTGATTAATTGTGGCTATCATAGCAAATATAATAAAGCGTGACACTCGTAAGGAAGAGAAACAAGAGGCTCAACCAAAGCCTCTTGTGTCTTTAAAGACTATTCATGAAGTACATAATAGAAATATGAACAACAAAAAACACTTGACTAACTCTTTGGATAAGCCTAAAAGGATTTCAAGTGTTCAAGAAACAAATGAAATAAATATAAAGAAAACTTCTAGATATTTAGAAGACCTTACGACTAAAGGAGACAACTAACATGTCACAATGGAAAAACGACGATTCTGCTGCTAACTCCGTTCTATGGGGTGTAGTAGGATATAACAAAACGGGCAATACTGCAAACAGAGATGTATTCTTTGGGAATACCACCGCTGATGCATATGTAACTGGTTTAACAGTTGGCCAATTCGGTGTATCCGCTGCAGAAGCAGGATCAACTAATGGCACAGTTAGTTTTACCACAATTACATTTGCAGGTTCAGGATACAACGCCAATGCTACTATTACTGTAACTGGCGGTGGTGGTGCTTCTTTCGCCGCAAACGCTCAATCAAATGCTTCAGGAAGAATTGCAGCTATAAACATTGGAAATAATGGTGTTGGATATACTTCTTCTCCAATAATTACTATTTCAGCACCAGCTGCTTTAACATTCAACGGTAACACTACTGCAGTAACCGCAGGTAATAGTTCATCTAATGGATTTATTACTCTTGGCACAAAAGCCCCATTTCTTGCAGTAAATGATCAAGTAACTTATTTGGTAGGAGCTGGCAATACTGCTATTGGCGGGTTGGCAAACGCTACTACATATTTCGTTACATTTGCAAACAGCACAGCTGTTCAATTGGCAACAACAAGAGGCGGTGCTGCAATCAACCTAACATCAGTTGCTACAAGTGCTCAAGTTGGTCACTCGCTCACCGGTGAAACCGCCACAGCTTCTGCTGTATTGAGTAGAGGTGCTGCAGTTGCTCATGCTGGTTGGGTTGTTCGTAAAGTAGGTACCGGTGGTCGTGCAGGTCGAGTTGAATATGAAACACTAGTAGCTATGGGATCGATGACTGGTGATGCATCAGACGATAATGTCTTTAAGGATACCTAATGAGCGATCGCTCTAAAAAAGTTTCTGAGCTTACGGCGCTAACAGCTCCGGCCGGAGAGGATCTTCTACTCATTGTAGATGATCCCTCCGGTACTCCTATTACTAAAAAAGTTACGGTGTCTAATCTTTTTGGAAATGTTACGGCGAACGTTGTCATCTATAATGCTACTGTTGCCAACAGCACTATAACTGTAAAGAAAGGAACTATCATGTTTGATACTTCTTATCTTTATGTTGCAGTAGCTAATAACGTTCTAAAAAGGGTAGGATTAAACGCGTTTTAAATAATGCAATTTGATAATTTGGATAGTTCTAATTTTTTGTTATACGCCGCAAAGCATTATGACAATCCTCAATGCTTTGACACAAAAGATTTTTACGATGATTTAAAACGATTTAAATATGTAAAAAGATTATTCAATAGATATAAAGAAACTGGTGAACTTAAAGAAAGATTGATCATCAATCATCTTCAAGTTTTATATAATTTGTTTGGAACAGAAGCAACAACTCGAATGTTGTTTTTTTCATTGAAAAAACATCATGAATGTTTGAAACCGTTTTTAATATTGTTTAATACGATGCCTGAAATAATTAAAAATATTGAAGGCAAAGATTTTCATAATAGCGATATAGCGATGGATAGTCATATAGTAGAAGTACTAAGGACAATTTAATGAAAAGATTCATAGAGTTTGTAAATGAAGAAGGAGAAGGAGCTGTTCCAGCAAACGCCGTAGGCTCTGGCTCAGGTGTTGCCGGCTTAACGGGAGATCCTCCAGTTACAAAGAAAAAACAAAAAGAATATACACAGAAAAATGCTTCCATACAGTTTAATAATTAAATTTGGATTTGTAGCAGTATTAGTGATAATTGTTTCTTTCTTTTACATTGACTATAAAAGATTACAAAACCAAACAATAGAACTTTCAAAACAAATTGAAAATTCTAAATCTGAGATCTTATTACAACAAGAACAAATTGTTGCTTTAGAAAATAGTTTTGAAAAACAAAAGCAAGTTAGACAAGTTTTAGATAAAGAAATAAAAACCATAACAAAAGAAATAAGTGGGTTAGAAGAAAAAGTCTTGAAGCATGATATAGCATACCTTGCAAGTAAAAAACCAGTATTGATAGAAAAAGCTATAAATAATGGTACTCAAGAAATTATTCGCTGTATCGAATTAGCAACAGGCTCTGAGGCAAACCCAGATGAAAAAAATAAAACTTGCCCTAGTCTTCTTACTTCTGATTAATTTAGTTGGTTGCTCGCACAGTATAAAACCAACTCCTCTTCCCAAAACACAAACAATAGAAATTGATTTGCCCGAGCCTGTTAAATTAAATTCGGTTCGTTGGGTAGTTATTACTCAAGATAATTATAAAGAAGTTATTGAATCTTCTAAAAATAAAAATGGTGTTATTTTTTTAATAGCTTTACAAGAAAATGAATATAAAGCTTTGTCTTCAAACCATATAAAAATATTAAGATATATAAGAGAACAAAAGAGTGTGATAGCTGCTTATAGAAAATATTATGCAAAAGAAAACAACAAAAAAAGTAAGTAAAGCCTATGGACCAATTATCTACTAAAGTAGCAATTTTAGAAAGAGATATGTCTCGCGTGTCTTTAATTATAGACAAATTAGATGCAACGATAGATAAGTTATCTGATTTTTCATCATCAATAAAAGAACTTTTAGCTGTGCATGATCATAAGCTTCAAGTGCAGATTGAAGTTAATAATGAAATATATTCATTAATACGTGATCTTAAAGAACAAAATCATAGAGAACATGCAGAAACTAAAGAACAAATAAAATCGTTAGCACGACGTATAGATTCGTTTGAAAGATGGAAGTATACTTTAATTGGCGGAGCTATGGTCGTAGGTTTCTTTATTTCAAAAACTATAACCAAAATAGGGTTTACATAATATCTCATGTGATGTATAATTAAGTTATGGTATTTAATATAATGGAATACAATGAGTATTTGGATAGACGATAAGTATGTTAACTTGATCTCAGCTAGACTACCTAGGTTCAAGCAAAAGAATAAGAACCTATACAATTTCAGGTGTCCTATCTGTGGAGACTCTGAAAGGAGTAAAACAAAGGCACGAGGATGGATCTTCGAGAAGTCTGGTAAAATGAGGTTCTATTGTCATAATTGCAATGCATCAATGTTGATTGGTAGTTTTATTAAGCAACTTGATCAGACGATATATCTCGAATATCAGCGTGAGAAGTTTATTGAAAACAATATTGTTAATCCAATAGTTGAACCAAAACCAAACATAGCAAAGGCGACAACGCCTAAGTTCATGTCTGGTGATTCACCGCTGAGATTCTTGAAGAAGGTGTCAGCTCTTTCGGTGGATCATCCTATTAAGAAATATGTGATGTCGAGGAAGATTCCTTCTCATCATCACTACAGATTGTTCTATGCTCCATCATTTAAAAAATGGGTAAATACATTCATACCAAATAAATTTGATGAGGAGAACGATTCTCCTAGACTAGTGCTTCCTTTGCTTGACAGGGAGAAAGTATTTTTTGGGTGTCAAGCAAGAAGCTTAACTGATAAAAAAGTTAAATACATAACAGTACTTAAAGATGAATCCAAACCTAAAGTGTTTGGATTAGATACTTGCAATCTATCTAAACAATTTTATGTTCTTGAAGGGCCTATAGACTCATTGTTTTTTGACAATGCAATTGCAATGTGTGGAGCTGATCTAACTAAATCATTAGAAGTAGATAAAAGTAAAGCAACAATTGTGTTCGACAACGAGCCACGATCATTGCAGATTGTTAAGAAGATAGAGAAATATATAGACAACGGTTACAAAGTTTGCCTCTGGCCATCCAGCGTTAAGGGAAAAGACGTGAATGAGATGGTGTTGAATGGCCATGATTCTGAAGAACTAAAGATCATAGTTGACAAGAACACGTTTAGTGGTCTTGATGCAAAGTTAAATATTCAAATGTGGAGAAAGTGCTGATGATTCTTGATGGTGAAGAAATGTGGGCTAGTGAAGTGATCGATAAGCACTCAAAGCGACCTGTTAAGTTGGTTAGCTACTCAAAAATCGACGACGACTACGCGTATTCTGTAGAAGTTGATCGTGGGGTTAGTTGTGAAGAACTAATCGCATTTTGTGCTAGGGTAAGCAATCCAAGTAACCAAAGTAATGTACAAACTTCTGAAAAATTGATACAATACCTTGTAAAGAACAAACACTGGTCTCCTTTTGAAATGGTTACTGTTTGTCTCGAGATCTCTACAACAAGAGATATAGCAAGGCAGATTCTTAGACACAGATCATTTTCATTTCAGGAATTTAGCCAGAGGTATGCTAATCCTGTCGATGAATTGACTTTTGAAGTTAGAGAAGCGCGTCTTCAAGACAATAAAAATAGACAGAATTCTATAGAAGTCAATGATGAAGTACTTCATCATAACTGGATCACGTTTCAAGAAGAGATTATACAGTACACAAAACACGCATATGAATGGGCTATCAATAATGGTATCGCCAAAGAAGTAGCAAGAGCTGTTCTTCCTGAAGGATTAGTTATGTCAAAGATATACATGAGCGGAACTATTCGTTCATGGATTCATTATCTTGAAGTAAGAACAGATCAGTCAACACAAAAAGAACACAGAGTAATAGCACAGCAGTGTGCTAATGAATTGAGTGTAGTCATTCCAAACATAATTAAGAATCTTATCAAGTAGTAACAACCGAGGCGCTCTTATGTCAAATAAAAATAATCACATGGGTATCAATATCGACTATTCAAGAGACGCTTTATTTGATGAACTAGGATTGAAACGATTACGCGAATCATACATGCTCGAAGAAGAAAAATCACCGCAAGAGAGGTTTGCGTATGTCTCCAAAACTTTTTCGTCGAACATGGAACACGCTCAAAGACTGTATGACTATAGTAGTCGTCACTGGTTGTCTTACTCTACTCCTATCCTGTCAATTGGCCGTAGTCGCCATGGATTACCTATCTCATGCTTTCTTCCATACTTGCACGACACGGCTGAAGGCCTTGTGGACTGCTTGTCAGAAGTCAACTGGTTGTCTATGCTTGGTGGCGGGATTGGTATCGGCGTCGGCATTCGTTCTTCTGATGACAAGTCTACGGGAGTTATGCCACATCTTAAAATCTATGATGCATCTTCTCTAGCGTATCGGCAGGGTAAAACTCGTCGAGGCTCGTATGCAGCATACTTAGACATCTCTCATCCAGATATCGTGATGTTCCTTGACATGAGAAAACCTACTGGTGATCCTAACATGAGGACATTGAATCTACATCATGGTGTAAATATCACCGATGAATTCATGCAACTTATTGAAAAGTGTATGTTGGATCCTGAAGCAGATGATTCATGGAACCTAATCGATCCTCATTCTAAAGAAATTAGAGAAACCGTTTCTGCTAAAGAACTATGGCAAAAGATCTTAGAAGCAAGAATGTTGACAGGAGAACCATACATTCATTTTATTGATACATCAAACAAGCATTTACCCGAATGGCAAAAGAAGTTAGGCCTTTCAATCAAGCAGTCTAACCTGTGCTCTGAAATCATTCTTCCTACAGATAAACAAAGAACTGCTGTGTGCTGTTTGTCATCTGTGAATCTTGAATACTTTGATGATTGGAAAAATAATAAGATGTTCTTAAAAGACATTGCTGAAATGCTGGATAATGTTTTAGAGTACTTCATTACTAATGCTCCAAACACAATCAAGCGTGCAAAGTACTCAGCAATGCGTGAAAGAAGTATAGGTGTCGGCGCTCTAGGTTTTCATGCTTATCTGCAAAAGAATTCCTTGCCATGGGAATCTGCTATGGCAGTCGGTGCGAACAGACGAATCTTTAAACATATTAGAACTCAGCTGGATATCGCTAACAAGGAACTAGGAAATATTCGTGGAGAAGCACCAGACGCAAAAGGAACTGGTCTTAGATTTAGTCACTTGATGGCTATTGCACCCAATGCTTCTAGCTCAATCATCATGGGCAACACTTCTCCATCCATTGAACCATATCGAGCAAATGCATATCGTCAAGACACATTGAGTGGCGCTTCATTTTACAAGAATAAGTTCCTTGATAAATTGATTTTGGAAAAAGTTACTCATGAAGAAAAAGATAAAGGTAAAATAGAAGAGATCTGGTCATCCATCATAGCAAATGATGGATCTATCCAGCACTTAGACATGTTCACTGAGTGGGAAAAAGATGTATTCAAGACATCAATGGAAATTGATCAGAGATGGGTTATTGAACACGCAGCGGATAGACAAGAATATATTGATCAAGCACAATCGTTGAATTTATTTTTCAGACCAAATATAAATATCAAGTATCTTCATGCAGTTCATTTTCTTGCTTGGAAACGTGGATTGAAAACTCTTTATTATTGCCGTTCAGAAAAGATTGGCAAGGCTGATAAGGTGGCTAAGCGAATCGAAAGACAGATCATAGAAGAAATTGATATAAAGCAACTGGTTGATGGAGAAGCCTGTCTAGCTTGCGAGGGCTAATGGATAATAAGATAATTTTGTTAGCTGATGTGTATAAAATGCGAGAAGAGAAGCAAAAAGAACTCGCATTTTATACCGACAAACTTAAAGAATTAGAATTAAAATTGTTCTTCATTAATAAAGAAATACAAGTAACCACCTTCATCATCGATATGATCGAGCATGAAAAGGTTCACACAATTGGACACACGGAAAATGATTAAAAAGCCAGACTTAAAACTTACTGACGAACGTAATTACTTTAAGCCATTTACTTATCCATGGGCATACGATGCATGGCTTAAGCATGAACAATCTCATTGGATTCACACTGAAGTACCTATGGTCGAGGACGTGAAAGATTGGAAAAAGAGGTTGACCAATGAAGAAAAAACGTTTCTTACAAATATTTTCAGATTTTTTACGCAAGGAGATATTGACGTTGCTGGCGGCTACGTTAATAATTACCTTCCTTATTTTCCTCAACCTGAAGTAAGGATGATGTTGTGTGGCTTTGCCGCAAGAGAAGCATTACATGTAGCTGCTTATTCACATTTAATAGAAACTTTAGGAATGCCTGAAACTACATATAATGAATTCATGCAATATGAAGAAATGCGGGCAAAACATGACTTCTTTACTCAGATAGCTGGTCAAGACGCAAAAACTATAGCTCAACAGATCGCTGCATTCTCTGCATTTACTGAAGGCATGCAGTTGTTCTCTTCATTTATCATGCTTCTTAACTTTCCTCGTCATGGTAAGATGAAGGGAATGGGACAAATCATCACATGGTCAATTGTAGATGAAACTATTCATGCCGAATCGATGATAAAGGTATTTAGAACTTTTATAGAAGAAAACAGGGACATTTGGAATGATCAACTTAAATCAGACATCTACAAGATTGCAGAACGCATGGTTGAATTGGAAGACAAATTCATCGATCTCGCATTCTCTATGGGCAGCATGGAGAGTCTTTCAAGTGATGATGTTAAGCACTATATTAGGTATATTGCTGATCGCCGCCTCATTAGTCTGGGGCTTAAAGGAATTAATAAAGTAAAGAAGAATCCACTTCCATGGGTAGAGACTATGATCAACGCGCCTATTCATACAAACTTCTTTGAAAATCGTGCTACAGACTATGCTAAAGGAGCTTTAACTGGTTCTTGGGAAGATGTATGGGCGACATAGTTACACACTTAATAGCTGAATATAATTATTATATCATGTGTGTTTTGTTTGTTGCTTTTTCATATATTTTGAATCGATTAAAATGAAATAAATAACAACATCTACTAGAGGTGTTGTTATGTGGTTGTTTGAAGAAAAAGAATTTAATCATGATTTAGCTCAAGAATATTATGGCTTTGTTTACCTAATAGAAAACATAGAAACGGGTAAACGGTACATTGGTCGCAAATACTTCACCAAAGCTTCTTCAAAACAAGTCAAAGGTAAAAAGAAACGTTGCCGTAAAGAGTCTGATTGGAAAGACTATTGGGGTTCTTCACAACGTCTTTTAACAGAAATAGAATCTTTAGGAAAAGATAAGTTTAAAAGAACAATCTTACGATTGTGCGAAACGAGAGGCGAATGTAATTACTGGGAAGCTAAACTTCAATTTATGCATAACGTATTAGAGAGTGATCTCTATTATAATGATAACATCATGATGAAGTTTACAAGAAGAAACATTGGTCTATAAATGGCTAAGTGGTTCAAAAGATCAAAAAGATCAGGAATCACTTACACTTCATATTTAGACGGCAAACCTACTACATGGTCACAGTCTTATAAAGATGGATCTACACGTACCACTTATACACATCGAAATGGTCGTATTACTGTTACTAAAACGACTAAACAGGGTGGTTACAGTAAGATAGAAAAACATGTTCAAAATAAAAAACAAAAACCTAAGAAACATAAGGCTTGGAAAACAAGTTATCGTGCTAAATGGAATACGCCGATTAGATTGCATAAGACAAAAGCAATAAGATATAAGAGCGAAAATCTATCATTTAAGACAATCATATTATTCATTCTATTTGGTTTTTCTCCACTTATTGTCGATATAATCAAAACATTGTTCAATTAATGGTGTACATATTTTTTTATTATGGATAGTATATATCCATAATCTGCCCATAGCTCAGCTGGATAGAGCAACAGCCTTCTAAGCTGTTGGTCGGGGGTTCGAGTCCCTCTGGGCAGGCCAAACAATGCCTCGGTGGTGGAATAGGTAGACACAAGGGACTTAAAATCCCTCGCTTAATTGCGTGCCGGTTCGAGTCCGGCTCGAGGTACCAAATTTGATGAATAACGCTCCAGTAGCTCAGGGGTGAGAGCAGACGGCTTATATCCGTCCGGTCGGTGGTTCAATTCCATCCTGGAGCACCAAATGTAATAGGGCCTTTAGCTCAATTGGTCAGAGCAGGTGACTCATAATCACTTGGTTGGGGGTTCAAGTCCCTCAGGGCCCACCAATTTAGGGATATGGTGTAATGGCAGCACAGCAGACTTTGACT